ATGTGCGTTTGCCGAGACCGTTCTCGGGGTCGGGTTCGCCGCTATCGGATTGCACGGACTTCAGGAACGGGATGTAACCATCCGGGCAGATGCTGGCCGGGGTGCAGAAAGACAGGGTGAGGTCGGTCGCCGTCCAGTTCGTTTTGTCCTTGCAGGTCGCCCAGGAGTTGAAGCAGGTGTCCGTAGCTGTGCAGGGTGCTGTGCCGTTTGTCAGGCTGCATTTCTCGACCGTGATTTGCATCACGTCGATGCGTTCCCGCGCCGGGTCAGCTTTCAGCGTGTCATAGGACATGTTTCGGACCCTCCAGCTTCAGCGAGATGCGCATCGCGTCTGTTTGCGAGTATGCCGCCGTCGGGTCGCCAGTCACGGCTCCGTAAACAACATGCTCCGAGAAGTCCTTCAGATTCCACGCGAGAAACACGCCCACTGTCCGCATCAGCTGCCGGAGTGCCGGCCAGTTGGTGCCGACCCAATCCGGGTCCAGCATGTCGAACTTGAGCGACTCCTCGATGCGCTGCGACTCGACCGACGTGCCGAGAATCTGGCCGGTGACGCTGATGGTGTTGCTCAATTTCTCGGTCGGGTTAAACAGTGACGGCTCGTAGCCGACGCCGATGCCTACCGGGATTTGAGTGCGTGCGCCTGCTTTGAATACCGCAATGCTGGGCGTCGAACTGCACACAATTCGCAGGGCTGACGCGCTGACAGACTCGAACACCCACGCCACGCAACCGGCCCCGGTGCGGCTCAGTGCTGATCCAATCGCCGCCCAGGCGCTGCCGTTGTACCACTCGAGGGTGTACGTGCCAGCAGACGCCGTAACGTAGATCGCGGCATAGTCGATGGATTTCGCGCCGGAGAATGTCGCCGTGATCGTAGCGCCCGCCGTCGGAGTCCACCGGCTGTAGGTGGTCATGGTCTGCACGGCAACTGCTGTGCTGCTGCTGTTCGTGGCCGTCATCGTCGCCGACCTGACCTCGTCCGCAATCAACAGATGAGGCAGGAACCGGTTTGCGTCCGTGATGGCTGTTGCAATGTGTGTGCTGCTCATTGTCGTACAAACTCCACTCGGCCAAATCGTGCGCCGTCTACCAGTCGTTCGCCCATAGCCTCCATTAGCTCGGCTACGTCCTCATCCCGCCACAGGCCGCGCGACTGGATGCGGATGTCTACAACGCTGGCGCGGACGGGCTGTTGTTGTGATGATGTGATGCCGGACGCATCCGGGGCCGATGCTGCGCCGCCTACGCTGCCTCCACCACTCGATGATGCAGACCCTCCGCCTCCGAAACTTGTAGATGCAATTGAGGCAATGTTTGCGGCCTGGGCAGCGGCGGCAGCGGCGGCAAACGCAAATGCCAGCGGGGGCCCGCCGATCTTACTGCCCCACTTGAAAGCATCAACAACAGATTCGCGGGCGCTTATCAGTGCATTAGCGATTGCCGCAGCCTTCCCGAGTTCGAAAAGTTTGCGGCTGTGTGTATTCATCAGCGCTGCAACGTCGGTCAGCGCCTTTTGCGTGTGAGCCCTTTTTTCAATGGCCGATTTTTTGTCAATCGACAGCAGTCTTCCCTCATGATCCGATTTCATTTTCTCGCGGAATCTGGATTGCTCCGACTCAGCAATGTTTTGCATTTCGGCATAGATGGCGTAGTCGGCCAGCTTGCGCTGATACTCAAGGTTTTCCAGTTCAGCCTCAGACGCGAATTGCTCTTGCAGACGCATCAACTTCTGCGCGTTTGCGGCATCCTCCATCTCCTGCATCATGACCTGACGGTTAGCCTCGGCCTCCATTTGCAGTTGGATGTTGATGGCGTTGGTTTCGACCTCGCGTGGCGCTTTGTTTTTTCTGTTCTTGTCATCAGGTGCCGCCGTTGATGCCCCGCCCCCGCTCGGCTTGCTATCCAGAATGCCGGTTCCGTCCAGCAGTTTTTCCAGTTCAGCCCGACGCGCCAGGAACTCGGCCTGCGCTTTGATGTTGGCGTTTTCCGCAAGAATGGCGGCAGTCGATGCTTGATAGGCGTCCTCGTAAGCCTTGTAACGGGCATCACCACGCGCCAACGCCCCGCTGATGCTGTCGCTGGTGAAGATGGCGGCAGCGGCCTCCTTGAGCGTCTGGAACCCGCTCACGCCTTTTGCAACGAAATCCGTGATCTCGATCGTCAGCAACTGGATGCCGGTGCGGATGTTGTTCGGCATGTCGACGAATGACTGCCAGCCTGCGCCCATGACTGCTTTGATGGCCGCACCGACGCCGCCGATAGCCTCGCCTGCCCCGTCAATCTCGGCGTTTGCCCGCTTGAATGTCTCGCCCCATGTAGCCGTCAGCCGGGTGAACTCGGTAAAGACAGAGTTATCCATGGCTTCGGACAGGCCCATCAGTGCACTGGCGACGGCGGACGATGCGCCCACTGTCTGATCCATCTTGCCGATGATCTCGATGAACGAATTGCCGATCATCGTGGTTGCGCCCGCAATCGTTGGAGCCATGCGCTCAAACTGCTCATCAACAGCCGCGCCCTGCTGATTCAGTGCGTCGATGACAGCGGCGGATGTAATCTTACCCTGCTCGCCTAACTTCCGCAGTTCGCCAACCGTGACGCCCATCCCCTCAGCAATCGCCATGGCCAGCGCGGGGGCCTGCTCCATGACGCTGTTGAGTTCTTCGCCCCGGAGCGTACCGGAGGCAAACGCCTGCCCGAGTTGCGTCAATGCGGCTTCGGCAGACTGCGCAGACGTGCCGGAAATCACCATCAGTTTGTTGATGGTTTCCGTTGTGTCACCAACATCAGACAGCGATAGCCCGAGCGCCCCGGCGTTTTGAGCGAGGCGCTGGTAGACTTCGGCAGTTGCTTCGAGCGGTGAACGGGTGCGCTGCGCGATCTCGAAAAGATCGGACTGTGCGGCGTATAGCTCGTCGCTGGATTTCGTGACGAGGGACAGCCGGTTGGAAATAGTCGTGTAGGCCTCAGCCGCCTGCATGGCCTCACGTACGCCGAAAGCAGCACCCAATGTGACAGCCAGCGACTTCATGGCCGATGCCGCCTTGCCGCCCGCCTGCGTCAGTCCGCCGAGCGACCCAGCCGCCTCGTCAATCTGGCGGTAGTCGGCCCGTAGAATCAGTTCAGCCAGCGTTGTCATCGGTCATTGCTCTCTGTACTGCGGCTTCAATCCGCATGATTGTTTCCGATTCCCAGCCGTGCAGCGGGATGCCGACCATTTGCGACCATGCCTGTAGCTCCTGCCATGTCAGCGCCTGCCCGCGTTTAATCTGGCAGTAATACGCCCACAGGTAGTGCAGTTCCTCCGGCGCGTCCGGTGTCGTCAGCGCCTTTGGTTTGCGCCCAGTCTGCCGCCATACGCTGGTCAGGTGGTCGCGGAGTCGTCCGGTGCCGCCTTTTGGAGGCTGCTCAAGTCGGGCTTCGGCTCGGCAGTGCTCAATGAGCCGGTCGAGCCGTTGCCGAAAAAAACAGAGGCATCCGACGTGGTACGGTCGAGCCAGTCAGCCAGATACGGCGCATTGGCCAGCAGATTCATGACCCCTTCGCGGCTGAAATCATCTTCCAGCGACCATCCGGAGACGGACGAGGCAAGCAAGTCCATCATCGCAGCATCACGCAGCTTCTTGCGCTCGTTGTCGGGCGTTGCCGGGTCGATCATGGCGGCGGCGGTAAACACGGCCGCCCGCTTCTGCCGGAACGCATCGGAGTCGGTGTGGTGGACATGCAGCCATTCCGCTGTCAGCCGCCCATCACGACCGGGGATCATGACGCGGCGGCCGAGATTGGCCGCTTCAAGGGTGAAGAAATCAGAGGCTTTCATCAGGCGCGCTCGATCTTGAGTTGGGTGGCGTCGCCGCTGCTGTAGATCGCCTGGAACGGCATCGTGATGCTGACTTCCCGCTCACCGCCCACTTCAGGCTTGCCGCCGGTGAACTTGACCTTGGGCAGCGTGAACGTGTACGTGGCAACGCCGTCAGTCAGGGTGAAGACGATGGCCACTTCGGTTTCGTCTTCGAAGGCATCCAGCAAAGTGTCGTCCTGATAAAACGCGGTCAGTTCGCCAGTCACAATCGACCGGCCAGCAGCGCCACGGATGCGGGTGGTTTCGCCCACTACCGGAAGATTTTCAATGCCGTTTTCCAGCGTTAGCTTGATGGAGGTGATGCAGGTCACGGCAGAGCCGCCAACAGTAATGGAGCCAGACAACGAATCCATGACGTTTTCATTCGGGTCGGCGGTGTACGTGCTGCTGGCAATGGCCGTGCCTGCGCCGGTGTCATCCATGCCGATCACGCCAAACGTACCGGTGACGATGCCGGATGCCGGGCATTCCAGGCTGAACGAATTGAACTCACAGCCCACAGCGCGACGGTAGCGGGTGATGTCGGAGAAGAACCGCTCGATGGTGAACGACCGGCGAGTCGTACCGGCCTTCAGAACGTCGGCGCTCCACGTACCCATCATGACCGCTTGCAGCAGGTCGTCCCACGATGCGTCGCGGAACTCAATGCCGATATCGCCGGACACCTGACGGACGCCGTGACGGAAGTCGTTCAACTGCCGGTCGGAACGGATGGTTTCCGACTGGAATGTTTCTTTTTCCAAGCCGAGCGAATGACTGGTCGGGTTGATTACCTGAAAAGCCGGGGTGGCTGGGGTGGTGCCGTAGGTGACTTCAGCGATATACGCGAGTCGAGCCAAAGAGCCGCCTGCAATTGCCATAACTATGATCTCCGCACGTAAGCGCTAAAGTTGATTGTCAAAACTGACCGGAGCCAGCCGTTTTCGGTCGCCAGCGTCGTCGGGGTTGCGCCCCAGATGACAACCTGCTGACTGTTGTAGGTAAGGCGCGTACCAGATACATAGTCCGCGCAAATAGTATCAATAATGTCCAGCGCCTCGCCGTCGCCGCGTCCGGTGCGAAACATCAGGTCAACTTGAAAGATGCCGGTGACTTCGTTCGCCCCGTCGCTGCCCATGGTCGCCGCATCGCTGCCGCCCCACATCACAAACAGGCGGGCATGATCGTCGCCCGTTGCCGGGTTGTAGTCGCGGCTCTGGTAGTAAGTGGTCAGGCCGTAAGCGCCGGTTGCCCAAGACGCAAACAGGGCGGATTGAATGTCAGCGAATCTCATACCTGATTCTCCGCCGCCACTTGTTTGATGATGCGCAGGATGCGGGCGTGATTGATGCGGACCATGCCGCGCGGTGCTTGATTGCTGCCGCCGAACTCGATCTTTTCCGCGTAGTCCATGTTATTGACGAGGTAGTTTACAGATCCGGCCCCGCCAATTTTGCGCACGGCTTTTGCAATGGTAGCGCCGCCACTCTTGTCTACGTCAGCTGTCGTGCCGGACGCTGGCGCTTGTTGCGACGCCTGCCAGTTTCCGCGCAGTCTCCCGGTATCAACTGGCGTAGACATGATCGTGCCGGAAAACCACTTGATCGTGATTCCCCGGCATGTCTCATCCAATGACTTGCCGACGCGACGGGCGAATCGTTCCAGATCGGATTCAAAGCTCATCGGCGAACCCTCACAACGTAAGCCAAGATTGTTCTAGCAGGCCGAACCTCGTTGATTTCCTGAATGGCCCATGAGCCAGCCACGCCAGCGCCCAGGATGATTCCGGGAGCGCCGCCGACGGTTGTTGCTGTCGTGTCGCCAATGCTGGATACGTCGATGCGGTCGCCCATTCTGACCTCGACATCGGGAACCATAACCAGCTCGCGATCGCCGGACTGGATGCGTGTGCCGTCAACGAGACGGCGGGCGATCTCGCGGAAAACGCCAGTGGATGCAATCACGGTGCTGCCGCCAGATGTGGGCTTGTTCGTCGCATTGTCGAAATTGAGCGCAGGCCGGACGATGTTGACTTCCGTCCCGTACTCGGTCAGCAGTCGCGTGACTGTCGCGGCCATGCGGTCATAGAAGGCAGTCATGCGCGCACTACCATCAGCCCGCTGTTTTTCAGCAGGGTGCGGAGAATGGCCTGCGACTCGCGGGTTTTCGTGACCTTTGCGGCCTGTCCGGGGTTTGCGTACTCCACTTCGACCGCGCCAGCGATGTTCTCGCGGACGACGGGCAGGGCGGATGCCGGGTTGTACATGTCGAGGCCGTCAACCTGCTCAACGGTGAGCGCGCATTGGCAGTTGATGACCTGGCGGGGGATTTCGGTATTGAGCCACGCCCAGCCTTCAATGATGGCGTTGTCGCGTGGCCAGGATAACGCTTGGTCGCGCTCTGTCAGCGTACCGACAAAACGATTCCGGTTTGATTCGAGATAGTCCGCAGACTTGACGAGATAGGATTCGACGGTTGCGTCAGCGGGCAGGGTAATGCCACGCGCAGCCGCGTAGAGCTTGAAATCAGCGAGAGAGATGTAGGAGTTGGCCCCGCTTACGACTGAGCCATTTTCAACGACAATTGCCATGGCGATTCATCCGCAGGTGGGGTTGTGGGCATCCTTGCCCGGTGTTCGTCAGCCCAGCAACAGCGCGGTGTGTTCCGGCTTGATGTTCTTCACGCCCCAAGCAAGGGAGATGTGATAAACGACCTTGCGGAAGCCCGGATATACCGAGACTTCAAAGGTCAGGCCGGAGCGCGGGTCGGTGATCTGCATCACGTCGATGGCCATGTCACCGGCAGCAGGGCGCGACGGCAGACGAGCGGCCAGCACGATGGCGGACGAGGCAAACGCCATGTTGCGAGGGCCGGTGGCCACAACAGTGATGGCGCGGGTTGCAACGCCTTGCGCCTTACGCAGGCCGGGAGCGGCGATGGTGATGCTATCGCCGGATGCCGGGTTAGCGCCAGCAAACGAGACGGAGGTCACGACGTACTGATTGGTATCGTTGGCCAGTGTAATCACGTCACCAGCAGCGACAACCCCAGTGCCAGCGGTAGCCAGCGGCAGGACGGTCTGACCGACGGTAAACGCGGCGCTGGTGGTGGTAGCGGATGCCATTGCGCCAGCGGTCGGGGTGACAATCTGTGCTGATTCGCGGATGGCCATGCCGGACGGACGGACAAGAATGCCTTGCTCGTTGATCGGCACATCGCCGCGACCTACTTGCACGCCGTAAAGGGTGTGCAGCTTGGCACCGGCAGTGGTGTCAACAATCAGGTTCAGGCTCTGCGGATTCGCGCCGTTGTCCAGCAGGATCTTGCGGGCATTCATCGCGCCTTCAAGGGTGGTTGCGAACGGTGTAGTCGCAGCGGTTCCAGCAGCACGCGAGGTGGTGGCGTACAGGGCGGCGAGGTCAGCTTCAACCTCGTTGACCAGGGCGCGCATGGCCTGCGTAATCTGGTTGTTCTGCACGTTCGACGCGCCGGGGCCGGAGTTCAGGCCGCGTTCTTCCTCGCCATTCCACGAGAACGGGCGAGACTTGCTCTTGGTGATGGTGATTTCGGTCGCACCGATGGTCTGGTCGTACTCGCTCGGAACCGACATGGCGGGAGTATTGTCAATGGCGGCATTGGCGGACGGGGCCACGTCAACATAGACGGACTGACCGACAGCGGCAGCAGAGGCGCGGGCATCGAGGGTTACGGCAGGAATCAGGCCGACGAGTTCGCGGGAAACAACATCGAGCGAGGCATACAGAGCCGGAATCAGATTAGTCAGGGTGTTCGTGGTCATGGCAATTTTACCTCAGGTTCAGGAGACTTTACCGCCAGACTTGATGTGAGCCATTTTCTGGTCTGCACTCATCTGGCCGAATTGGGCGCGTGTAACGGTTATCGCGGCCCCGCCGCCTTTACCACTGCCACCGGAAGCCCCGCCACCGGAAGCGCGAGAACTTGCAATGACCGGCGCGAACGCTTGGTTAGATGCAAATTCCGCTTTGAGTTCGTCCAGGGTGAGCGCCGATGGCTTTCCGTCCTGTCCGATTACTACAGTTTGCGGCTGCCCGTCGCGAATGTCAACAGACAGCCGGGCGCGGATGTGGGGCATCAGCAGGGCAGATGATCCGGGGATTGACAGCTCGTTAGCCATGCTCACAGCGACGTTATCCACCAGCAGTTTGTTCAGGGTGCCGCGCATGTTTCCGAGTTCGGCTTCTTTCGCGGCAATGCCTTCGTCGTATTTCTGCTTCCACGACTTGTCGAGCGCCTCTGTGTCGCCAGATTTGCGTGCGGATTCCTCGGACGCCTTGCGGGCCAATTCCTCGGCCTCTTTTGCCTTCTGCGCTGCCGACTTCTTTTCAGCCAACAGCTCGTCAACCTTCTTTTTCAGGCCGGTCGTGTCTTCGATGCCTTCGACCCTCAACCGGAACTTTCCGGACTCGGTCTTGTCGTACATGCCAGCAATGGCGGCGTCCAGACCTTCGGTGGTATCAACTTCATATTTCAGCATGATGCTTGCTCCCGGAGCGTGTGCGGCCCGGCCGCGTTAAAGTCCTGCACGTGCGAACGCGACAGGTTCAAGTTCTTTCATTTGCTCAAGTGTGAGCGGCTCAAAGTTTTTCCCCAGGTTCAGCTCAGCGAATCGTTCAGCCGACAGTCCGCCCTTGCGGAACAGTTCGCCGCGAGTCGGGCCGAGCGCAACATCCTGGAACGCATCTGGCTGCGTCTTGAGCCATTCGTAGTAGTTCTGGCTCGCTGATACCTGCTCGCCGCCGTCTGCGCCTTTAGATGCGCGGGTTGCTCCCTCGTCGAGGATGTCAAAAGCTGGGTCAAGCACGGCGATGGTTGTCGATCGGCATTGCGGGTGGAGAGGCGGGCGCGGTCCGGAGTCGAGTGGGAATCGTTTGCCATCTAAACTTTTGCACTGAATTGTTGTTCTGGAATCCAGGGTTGACACCCATTCCAGCCCAAGCACGATGTCATCGTTAGCCCTGAAAAACGTCTCGCGGGCAACTTGCGCCGAGTGCTGCACAGCCGTCCGGACAAGCACGGTATTCGCCCGGTCAATCTGCGCCAAAGTTCCATCCTGGCCGCGCATTTTCGAGGCTCCGCGCAGGCTGCGAACAATCTCAGCCGTGTTCTTGCCTTGATAATAGCCCTGCTGAATGACGCCATTCACGTATTCAATGCTGTCATCCGTCCAGCCTTGCAGCCACGGCTCAAGCAATGCGCCCTGTCGGTATCCCTGCACAGCAAGCGGGGCAGTCATCACGGCTGTCCGAACCTGTTCGGGTGAAGGAATCACGGACTCAAACGGGACTTTTGAAACAGTCTGGAGATTGCGCGCCTCAAGTTGCGCCTGATAAACCGCAGCGTCTATCAAGTCGCCCGTCAATTGCGTGGTGTATCCGCCAAATATCGCCCGCATGTCTCGCTCGATGGCGTCCAGCAGGATTTGGATGCGCTTGGCGTCGTAGGTCTCAATGTCTGCCGCAATCAGCCGCATCTGCAAATCACGTTCAGCCTGTTGCAAAAACGGCTTGAACTTGGCGACCTCTGCGGACTTCAGGCGATCAAGCATGATCTGCTGACGCGTGGCCAGTGTAATCTGTTCGGGTGCGGTCTTTCCGGCCAGTTCAGCCATTCATGACGCCCATGCGCGGTACGGTGTCGCCGGATTCTTCGCGCAATTCCTCGTCGGTTTTGTCGGCGCTGACGAGTTGGAGTTTCCGCATCAGGCGGTAAAGCTCGGAGTCCGGCAGCTTACCGAGTTGGTTCGCGGACAGTAGCGCGGTCAGCAGTTGGGCATCTACGCTCAGTTGCTCCTTGTCCATTTCGATGCTGTATTCAACATCGCCAGCGCCGCCCATGTACATCTGCGCGTATTTCAGTGCCTGTTCGTATGCCTCGCTGACATTTTCGCAGACGAGCGACAGAACGGAATGGTTTGCAGCGACTTCAGCGCGGGCCTGTTCGGCAGTTTTTGCGACTCCGCCAGGCTGCATCAGTCGAGCACCGAGCGCAATCATGCGGTTTTCCATCGCGGTCAATTCGGCGGGTATGGCTTGGTCAGCCGGGGCGATGGCGTATTTAAAGTCACCGCCCACAGGCAGCGGCAGCATGGCGCGGCTACCCATGGCGACGTTGTTTTCTGCCAGCCAGTCGCGCCAGGATTCTGACAGGCCGGTGATGGTCGGCTGAGGCTGACCGGCGTAAAACAGGGCGTTGTACCAGTCAGCGGCCAACTGGTAGTGCTTGGCGTTGAGGCTGGCAATGTCCATTAGCGGCGCATTGTCGATGCCCGGGTCGTTGTTCTCGCTGCCGATGAAACAGAACGGAATCTCTGACCACGGCAACCCATTGGCCATGGTTGGCATGGACTCGCCGACGAGAATCAGTTCATCAGGCCGGTTCGTGTCGCGCTGCCACAGCCGGACGACATAAACACCATCCATCAGCCGCAACTCGCGCCATTGATCGACCTCCGTCAGCGAGAAATCGCCAGCCTGTATCGCTGTCTCACGGATGACGACAAGCGCCAGCCGGTTGATGGCACCGACTTTTTCCGTCCGCCAGTTGATGACGGCTTCGGGCGGATAGGCGATTACATTGGGTCGGATAGCGCCGGTTTGCATGTCAGCGACCGACAACGCGCCGGATGATTCCGGGAAATCAACAAACAGCGCAGCGCGGCCAGCGCGCAACACATCAGCCGTGACGGATTGCGACTGCTGATAGATGCTGATTCCGCTGCCGTCAATGTCGCTATCCACGTATTGGAGGTTTGCTGGTACTGTCAGCTCAGGCCACTGCCCAAATGCAGCGCCAAGCATGGACTTGCAGGTCTGGCCGACGACCGGGAATAGGCAAGCGCGTTGCAGGTAGCGGGCATAGATTGCGCCGTTGCTGTCGTCGCCAAGCATGTTGGGGTCGGGCAGGTACCTGCCCTCTTTTGACTTGACAGCGGCCTGTCCGTCAATGAAATCACGCGCCAATTCCCATGACGGCAGTGCCTTGCGGTAGTCGGCACGCTCGAATGATACGTTGTCGGTCATCAGAAGTTCATCCGCATTTTGGGCATTCCGGGGATTTCGCCACTCTTGATTAGTCCGCCCAGAGCGTAGCGCACAGCATCCCAATAGTGGTTATTGGCGTCTTCGATATCAGGCAGTATATCACCCGTCCGTTTATCTGTCTTGAAACTGTACAGTCTTGCTTCCTTCTGCATTTCGGTGCATCGGGTGTGGATGACGATCTGCTTGAATGACTTGATGAACGATATCCCATCCTCGACACTCCCAGACCATTTCTTCACTGGCTCGATGCGGGGCATGTGCGGGCGCTGTTTGTTCGGGTCGGGGCGCTTCAGGTAGCTAATCGACTCCGGCCGGGCAGAGTCAGCGCGTACAACATGCGAACAGATACCAGGAATGCGCTGCTCCAGATAGGCGGCAGTGTCGTCCAATTCCAGTCCCACGCGCCCGGCTTCGCGTTCAATCCACAGCCGGTCATCGTGTATCCAGCATTTGACGCCAGCGCTCGGATCGTTTGCAAAGCCAAAGTCCAGCCCGTGATATGGGCCTTGCCAGTCTGCGGCTGGGTCAAACTCATCAACGCGCCATTTGCCCTTGAATACCTGGCTTTCGGATTTTGTGTTGTAGCCGCCTTCCCAAACGTGCGCGAATGAATCGGAGTTGTACTTCCTGTCGTACTCGCGCTCTTTACGCAGCGTTTCAGGCAGGAACGGGTTATCCGTGCTGTTGACATGCACCAGAATGAAATCGGCAGCTTCCTGGCCCGACTTTGGCCGGTCAGCAAAAAACTTATCAACAGGGTCGTCCGGCTGGTCAGGGTTCCAACTGAACCATATTTCGGAGCCTTCGTTTCGAATAGTGGGGCGCAGTAACTCCAGGGAGCGGGCAGACAGGTTTTGTGCTTCCTCAACCCATGCGCGGTCAAACCCTTCCAGGGACTTGATGCTGTCGGCGGTGTGATCCTGCATCCCCTGAAAGATGATGATGCCGTTGCCGTTGCGTGATCGTATCTCAGTGAGAGTGATATCGAACAGATGCGAAACGCCCATTGCCGTGATTTTTTGCTTCAGCAGTTCGCGGGCAGAGAATTGAAGAGACTTCTGGATTTCGCGGATACAAACGGATCGTTGATGCGGGTTTGCTGCATGTTCCTCGATGAGCATTTCGGCGAACAGGTGCGATTTGCCTGATCCGCGTCCGCCTTTTGCGCCTTTGTACCTGGCAGGGTATAGCAGTGGTTCAGCCCATGCGGGCGTCTCAATTACCAGTTCCATCGGGGGTCGGCTTGATGATGCGGCGGGTGATCTGGGTCACTTGCACAGTGCCGGTATGTTCGGTCTCGGTCTTGTCCTTCCAGCCAAAGCGGTTCTTCATGTTAAAAATCCAGACGGTTGAATTGCCATCAAGACCCATAGCCATTTCCCGGCCCCGCTCTTCCCACCAATGCTCACACAGCGCCTTGGACTCCTTTATGGTTTCACGAAAA